CCTCATATTCACATAAATACTCTCACCTATCTTAGTTCCTTCCCAGGCCTCATTAACATAGAATATCTCCTCCTCTTCTCCTAAATCCTCATTTATAACATAGGTTTCTGGATAGAAGGTAAATATCTCTTCTCCAGTCTCAGGGTCATACGACTTAACTTTCTTAATCCTTCTCCTTGATTTCCAGTATACTCTTAGTACTCTTAAATTACCAGCAAGGTCATAAGGTAGTAGAGAACTGTCACCTACTTCAGGGAATAACCCATTAGCATCGAAGTAAAATCCTTCTCCTGTGGCTCTATCATCTACAGATGCTGCATCTATGAAGCCAAATCTCTCGTCTATGTTGTCCATAGAATCTTTAGCAGGAGAATCAATATGATTAGGAGCTTTCTCGATGTACTCCATATCTTTCTTGGTAAGTACATCATAGTAAGTATCTATGATTTTACCTGGGCTCCAGTAGTCTTCTATGATGATAAGGTCAGCGTCCTCGATTCTATTACTATAACCAGATTTGAATACCCTAATCTTCATAGGATTTACCCGCTCTATTACAGGTTCTCCTCCGATAATATCACATTGGTAAATCTCTTCACCAATGGCCATGGCATCCATAAATCCCTGATTAAATATGAAAGGAATGTTATGCTCCTTAACATAATGGTTAAGTAGAGCATTTGCTCTAACCTCTCTCATATCCTACCACTCATACATGAAGTAGTCATTGAGCTTCTCTAGTTCAGCTTCAAACTACTCCTCAGACTAAGAGGAATCCTAAATTATCTGCTGCATCCTAGACAGTAACTCTTGTTTCTTATTCTCTTCTATCTCTGATATTGCATTAGGATTAGTAACAACTACTCTATAATCGAAGACCCTTTTAGACTCTTCACCTCTAAGCACATTAAGCTTAGAGTTCATAATAGGGTAGTGTTGAACCTAGTCAGGTATAAATCCTGCATCAAGATTATTAGGATTAAGAACTAAGTGCAAGTCCTCCATGTAGAGCCTACCATTAAGTAGGTCATAGTTAATCTTCTTATGAAGGATTGACTTTCTCACCAAACTATGATTGAAGAAGGTTCTGCCTTCAGCCCAATCAAGGTGTTTCTTCCTCCAAGCTTTATTTTTCTTACTAAAAGGAAGTTGCTGTGGAGGCAAATTTATTATACTATTTCCCATAACTTCAATATAATTTTACTCGGCAAAGGTAGACAAAATATTTCATCTGTGCAAGTAAATAAATGTTTTATTAATTAAGCCAAACCTTTTTTGCTAAATTTACTGAGTCTGTCATCGTAGTTCTTCTTGAAGAATGGGTCATTACCTAAGTAAGAGCTATTATTTCTTTCACTCTTTTCTCTGCTAACATCTCCATTATATAAGATAAGCTTATCTTCTCTAAGAAGCATCAGCATACCCATAGCAGATATTCTGTCGAAGTTTCCTAGAGGATTGTATCCAATAAGCTCCTTAATAAGGGCCCTGCTCCTAAGAGAATATAGATTATAGACCTCTATCTCTTGCTGCTCCCCATCTACCTCAGTTACTATAGTAGATGGCTTAAGCAACCATGACCTAAGTAGATTTTTAGCAAAGGCATTAACTGGAGCAGTAGCTGTAGTTCCCTTAGCAGTGTTACCATACCCAGGTTTAGCCATGTTCTTCTCTTTAAGGAAGTCTAAAACATCTGTTAAATAGTGTAGACAATTCATCTTAGAGAAGTGGCTAAATAGACCTTTCTTATTCTGCTCATAGTTTAACTGACCGTTATAGAATATACAAAGTCTCCTACATATTTCAAAGTAATCATCGGCGTACATAGGTCTTCCTGTGTACTCTGCTACTATTTTGTCAGTCCATAAGTCTAATACGAAGATAGAACCTAGAGACATAGTATTAGCCTCATCATTGTCATAAGGGTCAGCTCCTAAGATATACCTAGAACTATAAGGTTTACCTGTTCTTTTGTCTATCTCTGGCATCTGAAAGATTTCCACAGCTCCTTCTATCTTATTATCCTTATGAGGGAATTCTCTAATGGGGTTCTTTGAAGAAGGGTTGAACTCCACAGCTCCATCCTTGATAACTAATTCTCCTGTATATACGTCATCCCACTCTGCTGGGTTACTATCTAATTGAGATAATCTCTCTGATAGGTCGGTAACTGGGAACATATTTACACCTGTCTTAACAATAGCTTCAGCAGGAGTTACAGGTACCTCAGCAACGGTTTTAATAATAGTATTAGAGTCAGTTGAATTATACTTAACCCTATACCTATTCATTAATATCTCAAGTAATGCCTTTATAACATCAGATACTCCATCTTCATTATAGCACCCCTTTCTATTCACATATCCAGGGAAGAAGAACACAAAGTCTTTCTTACCTTGGTTATTCTTATCAAAGACATTAGGAAGAGCATACATATTATAACCTCTAGGGTTATACATAATCTCTTGTGCACCAGCGAAGTCTGATTCATTATCACCAGCAGTACCTTGGAGGTACATTAGACCGAATACGTAATCACCTTCCTGTACAGAAGGAAGCATTACGTTATATAGGTCAATTAACCTAGGAAATGTACCAAACTCCTCTATACCAATAAACGCAGCTCTCTTACCCCTAAGCTTAGATTCATCATCCTTTGATGATACTCCTAGAACTGAGTTAAGTGTTCCTTTCTCAATATCAAGCTCAGCGTCTTTGTATCCCATTGTCCAAGTCATATCCTGTAGAGAGTTCTTCAATCTTCTCCTAGGGAACTAAGTATTCTGGGCACAGAAGTTAGCCATTGATACGAACTTGTTAAGTACGCCGTCCTTAGTTAAGTACTCTTTCTGATAAGCTGTAGCTAGAGATGTAATACTCTCACAGGCAGTCTCATTCTCACCTAATACAAAGTTATGAGTAAGAATAGAAGCCATGCTATATGACTTAGACTTACCTCTGGAAGCTAATTCTGCACCATGGTTACCACCCATGAAATCGTTATACATACCTCCACTTCTAGCCTAGTCCATATAATGGAACCTCCAATATATCCCTTCCCACATCTCAGGGAAGTCAATAATTCTGTCAGCCTGCTTAGTGCCCTTTCTTATCTTAGACTAGATAATGGGGCAATAGTTCATATAGAAGTACAAAGGACCAGGTATCCATTCTCCGTCTGAGGGTCTTATGTAGCCCTCCCAGCATCTTCTCTTCTCTTCTCTAATCCACTTACCGTATTCACTATTAGGATTAGCATTTGGTCTTAGATTAGTTAGGGTCCCATACTTCTTATAATGCAGAGCAGTAGGCCTAAAATAATCCATATCCTATAATATGTGTGGATTAACTAGGTCTACAATTATTCTACCTTTCTCATCTCGAGGTCTATCCTTAGCGAATTCCCTTGAAGGGGAGACTAGCCTTTTAACAAACTCAACATTATTGAGAATATCAAATAGCTAGTCCTAAACCTCCTCAGGAATATCTCTAAGGAGTTCCTCAGTTATCTATGTTTGGTACTGATTCATCTCCTTCATAGCTTCCTCCTAATATAAGCTTAAACTCTTCCCCATTGATAAACTTAAATATATCAGTCATAAATTTATGGTTAATATTATTTATGACCATCTCTTCCTCTTCAGGGGTAGTTACCCTAGAGGTGTCCTGAATGACGTAGATAGGGAATCTCTTGTTCCTTAATTTATCTATATACCAAAGAGTATATCTAAACTTCTTATATGCCTTAAACTTACAAGGTTCAGTCTCCTTCTGGAGAACAAAGATTGCGTTATCGTTTATTGTCCTTACATAGCTCTCTAGAGCTGCTACAAAATCTTCCATTATCATGCTGTTAAACTGTCTTCAAATATAGTTTTTTCTCCCTGTCCTCTCATCTTGCCTTGATTCCTTATCTCAGCATTGATAGCTCTCTCTGCCTCATCTAAGTTTTTTACAAGTTCAGGTATCTATTTGATAAGAGCACCTATCTCTTTTAGCTCCTTTACTTCAAGGCCATCGAACTCTTGAGCTCTAAGTCTCTTTCTATACTTATCTACCATCCATCTAGTATCTTCTAGAAGTAATGCTGAAGCTGGCTTAAAAGAAGCGTAAAAGTCCATAGCTTCTTTAATTAATTTATCTGGTTTCCAGTCTGCTGGTAAGCCCTCAGCTTCTTTGATGGCCTCTGCTCTACTAGAGCTGTCTGTTAAATATTGGTAATCACTTCTGGGGTCTTCCATAAAGTAGATAAATCCTAGCTCCATAATAGCCTTATCTTTACTCTATGACTTATCCCTATTCCATATCTGCCTAAATGGTTTGAGAGCAAATGCTTCCTCAGATATGGTTACCTTATATTGTTCGTACTTAAAAAGTTTTAACATATATACAAAAATAAAGGCTGAGGAAGTATATTTCCCCAGCCATATATTAAACAATTATGTCTGTGTTTGGACGAATCAGTGCAGAGGGTACTGGGTCTGGCACTTCCTCATAATCCTCGATTACATATCTGATGTCCTGGTCATGTAGAAGGAGACAGTCTTTGCCATCAATCTCAACTACATTAAAGTTATAGCCAGTAATAGGATTATCAGTAGCGAGGTCCTTTAAGCTGCTTTTACTGTGTTTATACTGTGCATATCTTATAGGATTAATGCAAACTACATCACCTGGGAAAATATCCCTAACAGCATTACCTACTGCAATTACTGTCTGATACTCCTTGAGAGCTCCTTTCTGCTTCTTGGTGTCTAGAAGACCAGAAGCCATAACGGTATCCTCTTCGTAAGTATCCATTGTTGTCACGATGTTAGTGAACATCGGTCTAAGTTTCTTTATCTTTAGCATTGTTCTTTATTTGTTGTAAGTACTTAAACCTCCTCTTAACTCCTTGTACTCTATCATAGTTGGAGTAGAGTTTACCTAGAGAAGGAATATTGACACTAGTTCTTAGTTCAGAGAAGTCATCCTCTGTTAAGTCCTCTTTGAGAGGAAGAACCTATATAGACTGCTTTATAGCTAGCCAGTAGGCTCTATAGACCTTCTCCACTAACTCAGACGGGAGACCTAGTTCATGAGAGGCTCCTAATATAGCTAACTCTAGGGCTGTCATTGTGTAAGTTCAAATAATAACAGTAATTGAAAGTTCCCATTCTCCTCAGTGACATTAGGAATAAACTTAGGATTGATTCTGCCATCTACGATGACTTTATTCTTCTTTAATTTACCCATTATTACCTGAAAGTGAGGAAGGGATAATCCACATTCCTCCCTCACTATTTTCCTAGTATCATCACTCATTACAACTTTATCTAAGATATTTTCATCTGTGATAACCTTGCTTAGAGTGTATCTTTGCTTAACTAAAGCAGTTGCTACATCAATTTCTCTACCAGTCAACTGGTGGAATGGTTTTAGGAATTCAAACCAGTATCTAAAGAAATCATCTAATGTTGTGGGGATTTTGATTACACTATCAACTTTACCCCTCATATGATTACTCCTCTGTATCTGGTTCCTCTACTACCTGCTCAGGAGGAGTCATATGAACTTCAATCTCCTTAGCGCACTGTGCAACAAACTCAGGATTGAGCACATCTGCAGGTAACGTAGGTGCAACCTCAAGTACTTTGAACAGGTAGTCAAGTCTCTTAAAGAGGTTACCCATGTTCATCTGCTGAAGCTGCATAATCAGCTGGTTGTTCATACCTTTAAGACCTGCAACTTCTCTCTCAAGCTGTTCATAAGTAGGCTTCTCTGCCTGTACTTTTTCCATGTTTTCTCCCATTGTCAAAATTTTTTATCTAATAATTTGAAACCGTATCTTTGTTTGTACATCTCCTCCCAAGTTGAGATGTCTGTTTGCTCTATATTTGTAGAGCCACAATCATCACAGTATTCTAGGTCAGGTAGTTGAGACTCATTCATTATTTTTAATGATAAACAATGCTTACAGTAGAATACTGGTATTTCATTGTAATCATCCTAAATGTTTGAGTCCGCCATAGATTAACTTCTTTTTCTCGTTAAAACTTCTACCTGGTGTAGGCTTTCTGTTGTTAAAAGGTCTGCTTGGATAAATAACTCCAATAGGTGATACATGACCTCTTCTCATAGCTCTCTTTACTGACCTAAACCTTTTAACAGAATCAAAGAACTTTGGGGAACCTGCCTTAATATATTCTTTGAACTCCTCTTCAGTCATTATAGGTCTTTCAATTTTCTCCTCCTTCATAGTAAATCAGTATGTATTGGTTACCTTCTTTTACTAGAGAGACTATATCCTCTCTCTGAATGGAAAGTTCTCTAGCACCATCTACTATACCTCTAACAGTAGAGGAGGTCAGAGCCGTAATAACTTTACCATCTTTAGTTGTACTTTCTCCCATATCAGTTTATTTGATTAGTTGCGGGAGCGGGACTCGAACCCGCGACCTCCAGCTTATGAGGCTGGCTAGCTGACCATCTGCTAACATCCCACAATATTTAGAGCAGGATAAGGGAATCGAACCCTCATATCCAGTTTGGAAGACTGGCATAATAACCGTTATACTAATCCTGCATTTAAGAGCTCCCTGTAAGACTCGAACTCACTTCTCCTGATTACAAGGCAGGTGCTCTGACCAGTTGAGCTAAGGGAGCATTTAATTACTTTCTAACACTTATACTATTTAACTTATCATAGAAGTCTAGAACAAACTGCTCATTCCTAAGCTCATTTGAATCAATGAACCTATCTAATATCTCCAGATTGAATATGATATAGTTCATTTGCTTCTATAAAAATTCTTTATAATTCTCTTCCATCTATGTTTAATTTAGTCGCCCCACTACGACTCGAACGCAGACCTAATGGGTTAGAGCCACCTGTGCTAACCATTACACCATAGGGCATTATTTATTTTCACAATACAAAGGTACGAAAAATATTTGAAACTACCAAATAATTTGGCAAGAATTTTCAAGAAAAATGCAAATAAAATGGGGATATTATTGCATAGAGTGCTTTTATGTACCAAGGTTGACCAATATTCAAATCCACTGAACCAGTCCTATCCTTTGCTATACCTAGAGCATACAATAAGTTATGAGTTCTCCATTCATATATCATACTAAAGATATTTCTCTTATTTATTGCCATCCCAGAGGGTGCTTCTGTTCTGATAAGCTAAAGAATTGCTTCCATATCTAGAATATCCTTAACCTAGTGAGAATCTACAATAGTAGTATTATTCTCTGATAGATGTACCTTTAAGGTAAAGTCTCCATGTCTTATAATTATATTCTTCATAGTACCTCCTGAGGGACTTGAACCCTCACGCCTTTCAGCACTAGTTTCTAAGACTAGCTTGTCTACCTATTCCAACAAGGAGGCATTTAATAAGTGGGAGCAGACAGACTCGAACTGCCGAACTCGAAAGAGGAGGGTTTTACAGACCCTTGCCGTTGCCGCTTGGCTATACTCCCATAGTATTTTAACTTCATCCCTGAGAGCAAGGTACCTTAACCCATATAAGGTAAAGTACCTGTAGGAAGCCAAGCATAAGTCTCAGCGGATTTGTTAAAATACCACTTGGCTCCTCTTTTAATTAGATTAAAAATGCTTCTCATAATTATCTAAGTTTTGAAGTTAAACAATTATGTGCTCCCACTAGGAATCGAACCTAGAATCTCCAGCTTAAGAGGCTGTAGCTTTACCATTCAGCTATAGGAGCGTGGAGCAGAGTTTTTATAGAGGTTTCTATCCTTAAATTGTGGTAGTACTACTTCCACCAGACATTCACTCTGCGTTTCCCTCTTTAGACTCTAGGGTGGGAATCGAACCCACTAAACTGGTTTTGCAGACCAGGTCCTAGCCAGTCGGAATCCTAGAGATAATACCAAACCCAGTAACTTGAAATCAGAGGATATTGGGAATAAACCTAGACCTAGATGTTTGATTACTCAGGGACTTCTAGGCCCCTCTAGAGGAGTACTGTAGCTAGGACTTGAACCTAGAACCTCCTGTGTATAAGACAGCTGCGCTAACCG